AGGATACACTGTTCTAACATAAACCCAAGAGTTTAGTTGTTTCGGTGTATTACGACAATCCCATAAGAAACCTAGAAATTCAATGTCGTCTTTTCCTTTAGATATTAAGGAGTTTGATAGTTTGATATGAAGATTAAACAATAAGAAAATTTCTTGGATTTGTTTTTTGTCATCTTCTTCAATAACACAGACAAAATCGTCACCTTGAACCAGAACTTCATCTTTATTCGGAAACCTATTATACAATACATTATAACTATAGCATATTACACTATAAATTACAAAAGTATTGAAAATTGAAGTAATCCAGGAACCTGATGTAGTAGATCCATGTGTGAAATTGATTTTATCTTTTCTGAGAATGGGTGTAAAACAAAGATAATTACCTAAACTCAGAATTGCATTTTTAATATATTCATTCGGGGAACTGCCGGCGATAGTATCAAATAATATTCGGTGAAAGTGAGCTGGGATGCTTTTGTCACATCCTCTTATATCACCACACATTACAACACGATCCGTCTTAGTCGCTTTGTCTCTAATTTTACTAACTAATTTTGAAACCTCTGGCCTTGTCAAACCAAGTGTACATATATCTTTTAATGATCTCTTAAAATTATTAACAAAATAAGTAAGATATTTCACTTCGAGTGCACAAATGAAATGAGAGACACCAAATATCTGTCTAATTTTATAAGTAACATTATAAAAACCCTTTGACCTACGGTCTTCTTTCATTTTAGCTGTAAATCTGTGGAATATTGTAGTAGGAAATTGTTGTAAATAAAGTATCTTCTTATCAAGCCGAATCATTGAATCAAAAAAGGTCATCTCACTAATAACTGCATCTATATTATCTTCCGTTCCTTTCTTCTGATACCTAGGATAACATGAAGAAGTATCTTTGGGTAAAGTATCAATACAAACTTTATAATCATTAATGGAATAATAAGGATCTAAAGACTCAAATAAGGAAGTAGTGTAAGCTAGAACTTTATTTAAGATTATTAGGTCAATGAACCTCATTTGACACGATTTCTTCTTCTCGTAATGAGAAACTTCATACGCATCAAAGCTGTCAACATCACTATGGGATGGGATCTTCTCCCTTAATATCTTTCCTTTAAATTCAGGAAAGACACTATCACATAATTGTTGAGCGCCATACTCTTTAATAGGTGTCGTAAACTGTCTTAAAACATGTTGGACCTTCTCAAAATTGAAATTACTAAATTTATAATACTTATGATCGTATATACTAGTTTTCAATCCGAAGAAGGATTTGATAATACTAAGAGTACTCATATAATTTTTAATAGAATAAAAATCTTAAATTTATGGTTAAAATTCCCAAGAATTGATAACACTAAAACCCCGAGACAGAGTCACCGATTCGCACTTCCGGATTCTCTGAATTACGTAAGCATGCCCACTTAAAACATTTAAGGGCAATACACCGACATATTGTAAGTATGTGACGGATTATACGTGTATATTTTCGACCCCTTAAGCAAGTTAGTTCAGTATCGGATCTAAACGATCTTTCTTAGGATTACGATATTATCGGTCGTCTTCTAAGATCCATCAACCTATGCCAGAATGGCGGGACATGTGGTAGAGCACGTAACTGTTCCAAAAACAGTCCGAGCTAGCTCAGGGATAGTGTTAGCTGGCACCACTACGATCCGAAGACAATAATGTTTAGACTAGGAAATACGTAACACTCCAAACCTTAATG